GATGCTGATCCTTATTACAAAGAAGCGCTACAAAACATGTACGGTTTGGATGCAGGTAGCATGATTGCTTACATGCTTGACCCTGAACGTGCTACACCACTTATCCAAAAGCGAGCAAAGGCTGGCGAGTATGGCGCCGCTGCTCTACGTCAGGGCCTTACACAAGCCCCTACAAGCCAGTATGAAGCCTATGCAAGCGGTGTTGGTACTGGAGTAGGTGCTGAAGCTGGAATGGCTCAGGTAGCCGAAATAACCCCAGGATTGACCACTCTAGGTCAGATCAGTGGGGATCAGTACAGTCAGGCTACTGCGCAGGAAGAAGTGTTCGGTGGTTTGGCTTCGGCTAGGCGTAAACGCCAGAAGTTAACTCAAGAAGAACAAGATCGTTTTACGGGTCGTTCCAATGTTGAATCAGGGTCACTTGGTTCAGGAATGACAGGACAGTTCTAAGTCCGAGGGTGTGACCGGTTAGCCCGATTCTTAAATCCGCATGACGGACAGAAACGGTACGTGGGTTCGATTCCCACCACATCCACTCCGCACAGATCGACCAGCCCATGTGCGCGTATTAGAAGCCTGGTAGTGAAAGCAGAAACATACTCCCCCTTGTGTGTCTCTTGGTTCACGCTCAAACAGTAAGAGAAAGGGAGTGGCGTAATGGCCAACCAATACGATGATGACTACGACTACGAAGAAGAAGAAACTCAGGATAGTAGTGGTCCAGCGAACCTTCGCAAAGCTTTGAAAAAAGCTGAGAGGGAACGCACTGCTCTTTTAGAGCAACTGACTGCTGTCAAGTCTAATCTTCGTGAACGTTCTGTCAAAGACGTTTTGGAGACTAAGGGTGTTAATTCCAAGATCGCTAAGTTTATTCCTAGCGACATTGAAGCACCCGAACAGATTGCTGCTTGGTTAGAAGAAAACGCTGATGTGTTTGGCTTCCGTACCGAGGAACAGTCGCAACCAGCGGAATTGTCTCAAGAAGCAATTACCGATCAGCGCATTAACGCTTCCGCTTCTACGGGTTCTACCCCTAGTCGTGACGAGGATTTAGCAACAAGAATTGCTAATGCTCAGTCCAAGGAAGAACTAATGACATTGATGGGTATCGTTCCTTTGGGTCGAGTTCGCTAGCCACATTCATTCAAACTATTGTAAAGGAGTAAGTTAGATGGCAAATACACCTTACGGTTCCACTAACACTTACACCGACACATCGGGCAGCTCTCTCGGTACCTCACTGGTCCAGACAGCGTATGACCGGTATGTCGAATTCGCACTTCGTGCGGTTCCACTTATCCGCGATGTAGCAGATAAGCGCCCAGTTCAGCAGGCTATGCCTGGTTCATCTGTTGTGTTCCAGCTTTACACAGACCTTGCTAAGGCTACAACGGCTCTTTCAGAGACTGTTGATCCAGATGCAGTTGGTTTTGGTAACACCACTTCAGTATCAGTAACTCTTGCTGAATACGGTAACGCTTCACTTGCAACTCGCAAACTAGAGCTATTCAGCCTTTCAGACGTTGATCCAGCAATCGCTGATATCATCGCCTTCAACATGGCTGACAGCATTGACGAAGTTGCGCTAACTGAACTTCGTTCAGGTACCAACGTTATCTACGGTGATGGAACTTCTACCGCTTCTGTAACCCAGAGTGGTGGCGTTATCACTTCAGCTGACATGCGTAAAGTTGTTGCTAAGCTTCGCACCAACAAGGCTGTGCCACGTGTTGACGACCTATACTGGTGTGGTATCCACCCAGAGGTTTCACACGATCTTCGTGCAGAGACCGGTGCAGGCGCTTGGCGCGATGCCCACATCTACAACGAGTCAGGTGCAGGTCAGCTATGGCCAGGCGCTATCGGCGTTTACGAAGGTGCTATGTATGTTGAATCACCACGTCTATACTCAGGTGTAGTTAACGGTGTTCAGACTTACGAAGGTGCAACCACTGCAACAACCTACACAAAGGCTGCTGCTTCTGGTGCATCTGGCGCGTTCACAATCGTATTCGGTTCAGCAATCGATTCAGCTATTCAGGTTGGTTACGTTATCTCTGGCACTAACACTGCTGGTGGCGCTACCGCTCCTGGTTCTGGTGTTGCTGCTGCTGCATACGCACGTATCACCGCTATCTCAGCAGACCGTCTAACGATCACTGTTGACTTGGCTAACACTGGTGCTGTTGGAACAAACACCATCACTTTCACCGCAACAACCAAGGTTTACCGCACAATCGTTGCTGGTAAGCAGGCTCTTGCTGAAGCAGTAGCTGAAGAACCACATGTGGTTATCGGCCCTGTTGTTGACAAGTTGATGCGTTTCCGACCAATCGGTTGGTACGGCGTACTTGGCTTCAAGGTTTACCGTCAGGAATCCTTGTACCGCATCGCTACTTCTTCAAGTATCGCTAGCTAGTACCCCTCTTGAGAGTTACCCCCGTCAGATAGTGGGCGGGGGTAACACCTCATACCCTTCTCAAACTTCTAAGGAGCAGACAGTGACCCAATACTACTTTATTCCACCTACAGTAGATGAAGGTCCTGCCGGCGACAATCGCCTATTTTGGCGTTACAAGATTACCCGTGCAGACACGGTAATCAAAAACCCTGATAATACGTATTCGCATTATCGATCCCCAGGTTTGGATCAGTTGACACCTGGAACTACTTTTTATCAAGGTGGACACATTTACCCTATTGACGAGGGTGAACGTCAAAATCTTATTGCGCAAGGTTACTCCTCACAGATTGTTACGGTACCCCAATGAACCCTGGTCGTTACAACGGTTTCAACTTTACACAGGGTGACACTTTTACTTCTGCGCCAGCTTGGAAGATTTCTGGATCTTATGTCAATGTGGCTAACTATTCTGCTTTGATGCAGTTGCGTAGGGGTTCTAATACTGGTACTGTTGTTTTGGAACTTTCGACTGCTAATGGTCGTATTGTTGCTGGAACTACTGACGGGAAATTTACTATAACAGTTTCTTCTGCCGTTACTGCCACTGTTCCTGCTGGTTCTTTTTATTATGATCTTCAGGTCACTTCACCTGACGGTGTTGTTACTACCCTTCTTTCAGGGGTGTTCACGGTTAATGCTCAGGTGAGCGTATGAGCGAGTACAGTCCACAGGTTACTTCTGTTGTTGAGATTCCAACTACGGTTAGCATTTATGATTCCACCATTTCTACTGTTGATGTTGTAGAACTTGGCATTATTGGCCCACAGGGTGTGCAGGGTGTTCAGGGTAATCAAGGTCCTCAAGGTATTCAGGGTCCTACTGGTTCTACTGGTGCAACTGGAGCTACAGGGGCTACTGGGGCAACAGGCCCACAAGGTCCGCAAGGTATTGCAGGAACCACAAACCTTAGCATTATCAATGTTCTTGATTATGGTGCTGTAGGTGATGGCACTACAGATGATACTACGGCAATTCAAAATGCTATTAATGCTTGCCCTGCTGGTGGTATCGTTTGGATCCCTGCTAAAACTTTCCGAGTAACAGCACCAATTATTCTGTTACCTACTATTACCCTTGAAGGTACACACGGTAATAGAATTTTTTACGATTCGGCACCTGTTGGCACACCACAACCTTCAATGATTAAAGCTGCTTCCACTTTCAGTGGCGCTGCCATTATCCGAATGTTGGATAAAGAAGAAGGTGGATACGCTTACGAGTCCACTGGTCAACGAATCACCAATTTAACTATTGACGGTTCCGCTATTCCATCTGGAGTGATCCGTGGCATTTATGCCACTGGCAATGTTCGTGAAGTTATTATTCACAATGTTGCTGTACAGTTCATGCCACATAACGGTATCGCCGCAGGAAACTACACTCGTACAGATTCCAGTGTACAAAAACCTTACTCTTGGTATGTTACAGAAACCATTGCTAGGTCTTGTGGAAACTTTGGTTTCTCTGTAGGTAGCATGACTGACTCTAACTTTGTTAGCTGTCAATCTTTGTATGCTGGTGTTTCTGGCTGGTTTGTTTCAAACACAGCAAACTCTGTGTTCACTAATTGTCGATCAGAATGGTCAGGGCAGCACGGTTTCTATGTGACTGGTTCTTGGGGTACTTCCCCTGCCGGTTCAGGTGGCGCAGTATTCACTGGTTGCACAACTGATAGAAATAATTACAACGGTTTCTTTGTTGATGCCACAGGCAACGGTCCTATTACTTTTAATGGTTGTTATGCTCGCCGTGATGGTCGTAATGGTAACTCTGGTGGCGGATCTTACGCAGGTTTCAAAGCTTCTTCCGCTACTGTTCCTGTTTTAATTGATTCGCTCATAACTTACCCTGGAAACAATGATGATGCTTCTGGTACTGTTTCACCGCAGTATGGTGCAAGTTTCAATGGCAATGGTTATGTAAGTATTTCTGGTGCTTCGTTCCTTCATGGTGTTACTGCTGGTTTCCATGATGGTGGTAGCAATACTGTTTTACGCCGTGGACCTAACATTGGTGAGCGTACTGGTTCTTCATCTTCGCCAACTAATGTTTACGAAAATGATTGGGCAATGGATAATGATTCATCTCTTAACATTACAGGATCAGGTAACGTAAATAACAGCCCGTTTAAGGTTAATGCTGCACCTAATACTCATGTTGCTCAAATTGTTCGCACTGGCAATAACCCTTCTAACGGTAATGCTTTACTTGTAACCGCAGGCGACTATGGCACTGATGCCGATCCGATGGACACAACTCTTGGTGTGAGTGGTTACGAACTATCCAAGGGAACTATTAAGGCCACACATTTTAAGCCAACTGCTAGCACTTCTGGCTCTGATGCTAATGCTTCTGTTTTGTCTATTCGCGCTAACGGTACTGGCACTGCTGCTCAAGGTATTTTCTTTGATGCTGAAGATGGTGGTACTACTGGCAAGATTCTAAACTTGCGCAATAATGGTGCAGACAAGTTGGTGTTGGATGCTAACGGCCAGTTACAGTTGCCCCAAACTACTGCCACCGGTGGTATCACTATTGGTGGCGATACTGAACTGTTCCGTGCAGCTTCTAAAGTGTTGCGTTCCAATTCGGCTTTGTATCTAAACAATACAACTAATGATTCTGTTACATTATTTACATCGGTAACATCTGGTCTTGGTTCAAGTGTTGCACCATTTGCTATCAAAAATACTGGAAAATGTGAATGGGGCGCTTCGGGTTCTGCTCGTGATACTTTCTTGTATCGAGATGCGACTAACACATTAAAAACTGATGGTACTTTTATTGCCAATTCTTTTTCTGGTGATGGTTCAGCTGTAACTAATGT